TAAAGATTACTAGACCTACCCCAGCACAGATTCGTCAGTTGATTACTGACTGGACAAATGTCTATACCCCTTCTGAGTGGATTGTAGAACGTAACGCATTCCAGTCCTTCCTTACCCAAGATGAAGGCATCCGCCAGTTCTTGGCTTCTAAAGGAACGCTATTGCGGGAACACCACACTGGTAATAACAAGTGGGACTCAGGCTTTGGTGTTGCTTCGATGTCTACATTGTTTGGTACAAAACAGCAAGACGGAAAGCATCATAGAGATAATCTCATTCATCTACCCAATGATCAAACTGAGAATATCAAGTCATTTATAGAACAACTTATTACCTGGTCGCCTACGACCAAAGGTAAGACAGATATGGTGATGGCTCTCTGGTTCTGTGAGATTAGAGCAAGGGAGATGCTCAATCAAGGAATCCACGCAACGCATCATTTGAAGAATCCATTTTTATCACGCTATGAAAAAAGCAAGAGAGTAGTTATCAATATAGATGAACTCCTTGCTGAGCAAGAACGACAGTTCATCTAAGGAGAACAAGTGCTTACACTCAAAGAGGTAGTCGCTAAGGTATCGCGTCTTCAATCGAAGTACGCTGCCCGCGACCAACGTATGCGCGACGTGCTATCAGTACGTCAAGGAGATATTAGCAAGGTCTATCCTGCTATGTTCTCCGAAGATTACCCCAAGCCTCTTGTTGCTAACTTCGTAGATGTTGCTGCTCGTGATCTTGCAGAAGTGATGGCACCTCTTCCATCTTTCAACTGCGCTGCTACCAATATGGTTTCTGATAGCGCACGCAAGTCTGCAGATACCAGAACTCGTATCGCTAACTATTACGTCTCAATGTCTGAACTACAGATTCAGATGTATAACGGTGCTGACTGGTTCAACACCTATGGTATGCTTCCAGCAATCGTAGAGATGGATTACGAATCAAACAATCCTCGTATCCGCTTGCTCAATCCATTCGGTGTCTATCCTGAGATGGACCGCTTTGGTCGTTGTATCTCGATAACTCAAGTAATCAATACCGATGCAGAATCATTAGCGATGCAGTATCCAGAGTTCTACAACCAGATTGTTGCTAAGAACCAATACGCATCTGGCTCTCCATATATCACAATGATTCGTTATCACGACAAAGACCAAGATTTGATTTATGTACCAGATCGCAACAACTTGGTTTTATCAAACCTACCTAACCCAACGGGTAAGTGTATGGCTCGTGTTGCTGTTCGTTCATCTCTTGATGGCGAAGCACGCGGTCAGTTTGATGATATCTTGGCAGTGCAACTCGCTCGCGCTCGCTTTGCAGTATTGCAGATTCAAGCAGCAGAGAAATCTATTCAGGCACCTATTGCTATTCCACAAGATGTACAAGAACTTGCACTTGGTCCTGATGCCATTATGCGCTCTGCTAATCCACAGGCAATCCGCCGTGTACCACTAGAACTACCACCTGGAGTCTTTACTGAATCTGGTGTTCTAGAGCGTGAACTTCGTCTTGGCGCTCGTTATCCAGAAGTACGTAGCGGTAACGTTGATGCCTCTATCATCACAGGTCGTGGAGTTCAAGCGCTCCAAGCAGGCTTTGATACACAAGTTCGTGCAGCGCAAGCACAGTTTGCACGCCTGTTTACTGAACTTGTATCACTCTGCTTTGAAGTAGACGAGAAGATTTTTGGCAACATCCAGAAAGAAATCAAGGGTGTTGATGATGGTACTCCATTCAATATGAAGTATGTACCAAATAAACAAATCAATGGCGAATACGGCGTAGATGTTCGCTACGGCATTATGTCGGGAATGAATCCAAACAACGCCATCATTGCTTTGCTACAGATGCGTAGCGATAAACTTGTCAGCCGCGACTATGTACGTCGCGAAATCCCAATGGAGTTGAATGTCACTCAAGAAGAACAGCGTGTGGATATTGAAGAGATGCGCGATTCTTTGCGTATTGCTGTTGCTCAGTATGCCCAGGCTATTCCAGCGCTTGCATCACAAGGTCAAGATCCTTCTCAGATTGTTTCTAGAATCGCCGAGGTAATCAAAGGTCGTCAAAAAGGTTTACAACTAGAAACTATCGTAAAAGAAGTATTCGCCCCAGAGCAACCAGAACAAGTGCCAATGGGCGCAGAAGTTCCAGCAGCAGGTATGGCCCCCGTTCCTGCCTCGCAGCCAACTCCAGAACAAATGGGTGCGGCCCCTGCTGCTGGCTCTCGTCCAGACATTGCTACGTTACTCGCATCTATTGCAGGGTAGGGAGGTGTGAAATGAAAAAAGGTGGTCGTGCAAAGGCTTCAGTAGCCAAGCCAAAAGAAGGCTCAAAGAAGGCTCCAATGCCAAAGGGCGGTGCAGTCAAGTTTGGCTTTGCTGGTAAGGCTCGTAAAGGCAAGAAGGCTTAGTGTTACTAGAGAGGATAGAGCGTGGACGAAGAACAAGATTACGTACCGCGCTCTATTACTCTCGCTGATTTCTTAGTAGTTCTCTCAGGTTTATTTATGAATATAACGCGAGCCATAGAGATGTTCGCATCAGAGATTTTAGATTTAGCAGTGTATAACGCAAATAGAAAAACAAAAGTTTCCAGAGTGTGGGAACAATTCACATCAGATTTAGAGAAGATGGAGGACAACAATGGCTAAGCAACCAATGAATCCTTTGGCTGGAGCCGCAGGTCCTGGACCATATTCTACACGTACAGATAATTTACAGTTTCAATCAGACTCTTATGGAGCAGGAACAGAGAACGCCGCCATCAAAGGCGGAGCGCCTTTAGCAAAATCTGCAGATTTCAAAGGTGAAGCACCATCTACATTTCGTCGCAACGTAGAACGTAACGCTGGATTGTTTGATCAGAGTGCGTATCCAGAGCAAGACATTATGGCTGGAACAGATCGCGGTCCTGATGTTGGGTCAAGCGCTCTTGGTATGAATCAGATAAAAGAATCTGACAATGAAGTTTTAGCAAAGTATTTACCTGCTATGGACGCTATGGCTGCTGCTCCAGATACTCCAGAATCATTCCGTATCTTCGTCCGTAGTATACAAGCGAATATATTCCCTGCCTAATGAATCAATTCGTCAAGGATGTCACCGCATTTGTAGACGCTCTGGGTTATGACCAGCCAGCGATTATTATTTCGCTTGCCAAAATTCCCTGGGAATCTGAAGCAGATCGTGACCAGTTCATTAGTTTTCTAACACAAGAGGTGCCAAGTGCCTGAAGAAAAGAAAACTAATTATTGGCAAACTATAAAAAATGAAATTGGCAAAGCAATAGGTACTGCCGTTGGCGCACCTATCAAGGCTGCCATTGGTCTTGCTGGTGGAATGACACAAGCACGTGTTGCACCTATGGCACCTAGTGTTGCACCTGATTTTGCTGCTGGTGAAAAGGCTTTAGCAGATAAAGTAACGCAAGAGTTTGGCAAAAGATATGTCAATACTTTGGCAAAGCCAGCAGAAATAGTTCGTGCTGATGTTGTATTCAATCTTGCAGCAGAAGAAATTGATAAACTTTATACAGCAGTACGCCCGATTGTCACACGTCCAATATCTACCGCACTTCTTGCAGAAGCAGATAACATTGCAGGTGAAGGATATAACTTCATCCAGAACTGGAAACTTGCTAAAGAGGTATCTCCAGGACAGGCATTCGGTGGATACGTTGGTGCTGTTGGAGAAAGACTTGGAGTTACTCCATTACTAGAAGAACAAGGCGTTCCTCTTCCAACATTTTTAGATCCAAACTTCAATATCGCAGATCCAGACCAACGCAAACAGGCTTTCCAAGATGAGATCTTTGGTAAGTTTTTTACTGGTGGAGTAGATGGATTACTCTCGTGGTACGCAGATCCACTGGTTCTTGCTGGTAAAGGATTAGGCGTAGCCAAAACCCTTGGCTTAGATCAACCAATTAGAACTGTAGATGACATTGCTCGTCTACGTTCTGAATTAGATGCACACGGTGCGTGGCTAAAGTCAGGTGGCAAGATTGGTCGTGAGACACCAATGGGTGTCATTGCACAGCGCCTAACTGAAGGTGATGCAGTAA